AATTATATCTACAGGCTTCTTTCCTGTTTTTGTTGATACATTTTCTAATTTTGCTTTTGGAGCAACAACATTGAATGGAGCAAACAATAAAGTAGTAACAGCAAAATCCTCTGCGTTTGGCAAACCATCACCTAATAAAAAACCAGCTCCTGTGTAAGCTGATGATTGAGCTAAAGTTTTTGGTATAAAAGATGTAGCTCCTATTGCTGAAGGAACTTTGTAAGCTGCATATAATTTTACTGCAGTTTTTACTCCTTCACTTAAACCTTCTTCTACAAATATATCCCACCATTCTGCGTAGTTTTTTACTTGACCTTTCTTTAGAGCTTCTGTGTACATTCCTTGAATAGTACCAGCAGAAAATCCACCACCTAAAACTACTCCTGTTGGTCCACCTACAATCCCCCCTGCTACTGCACCCGGAATAAATGTTGGGAGTTCGGCAACTAGACCAGTAGCACCCTCTGTTAATTTTTCTAAAAAACCTGTTCCTTCTGGTTCTGGTTGATCGACTTCAAAACCAAACTGACCATCTGAATGATATTTAATAATTTTGTTAATACCAGAATTTCCTACTGCTCTTTCAAAATATGGTTTAAATTGATACCTCTTATCGTCTCCTAATAAAAATGTTTGTATTTTTTCTCCAGCATTGTCATCTGGTACATCCATATCATCAGTTATTCTTGCGTATCCAATATCTTTTTCTATATCTTTTTCTATATCGGTAGAAATATTCTTCCAATAATTTTTAATTTCAGTTCTATCATATTTAACAGCACCAAATGCTTCTGTAATTTTTTCTGCAGGAACCTCTGCTTCAATCATTTCATTAATTTTATTTTGACTCCATTCATTTATTTTTTCTGGTGGAACATTAGCATCCACCATATCTTTTATTGTTTCTGATAATGTTGTCATTTGTTTCTATCTTTTTCTAATTCTTTATAAAATCTTTCTGGCGGATTACCATTTTCATCAAATTCATAAAATTTATTTTTATAAGTAATTCCTGCTTTTAAAGATGGAAAGTTCTCATCATAATCTGGAAAAACCTCTTTTATTTTAGCTTCTACTTCTTCATTGGTAGTAGTTTTGGTAACCTCTTCTGTCATAAGTCTAAATTTTTTCTTTCCGGGAAATTTGTATTCTAAATATTCTCTTGAGTTTAACCAAGCATCAACAGAACCATATTTTTCTTCACTATAAAGAGGAACTTTGTTTTCATTATTACCAGATATTTCTGCTGCTTTTTCTGATAAAATTTTTGTAATAGCATCCTTATCTGATTTATAAACTTCTATTAAACCATTACCTATAAAATTTTTATTTGTTTTATCTAAAAGTTTATCAGCATCTATTCCTTTTTTTAAACCATCATTAAATCTAAAAATCATTTGTGATTGAAAGTCGTTCAATCTATTATCAACTGTTGTGTCTATGTATCTTAAAGATGTTTCACCTTCTATGACAGGCTGCATAGACTCTATAACTTTATATAGTTTTGTATTATTTTTTATAAACTCTGGATTATTTACATTAGGTAATAAATAATTTAGATAAAAACCAAACTCTGATTTAGATATACCATCTCCAACTCTATCAGTAATACTTTTAGGTTCAGTTTCATTATCTAACATAAATTTAGTTAAATGATCTACAACCTCACCTGAAAGAATTTTTTTCTGAATATCAAAATTCATTTTATAATTATTTACATTGTTAAATTCTTTTTCACCTATCTTTGTTGCTAACTCTACTATTTGATTTTTTGCATTTATTTCGTAAGAATTTTTAGGTTCACCAAAAACTTGATTGATTTCAGTTAGAGTAACAGTGTTTAAAAAATCTGTATCATTTAATAGTTTACTATAATTATTAACTGCTTTTTGTTTCTCTTCATTTAGGATTGCAGTTTGTCTGTTGTTTATTTCTGCTGTATTTTCTTTTCTTTTTTTTCTAGCAAAATCTATAATAGCTGCTCTGTCTGAATTAGGTAATGTTTCCCATTTTTTTATAAGATCAATATTGCCATTAAAAGTTCCTTTTACAATTTCTTCATAATCATCCACTAATTGAGATGTTGTACTTTCATCATTCAAGTTTAAAGATGTTGTAAAAAGTTGTTTGTTATTTTCTAATATTTGTGTGTCTGCAGCTTGGATCAATGCCATTTTTTCTGAAACATCTAAAGCATCAAACTTATCAATGTTAGCTTTTAATATTTCTGGCGAAGAAACTGCAAGAGAACTTCCTAATGTATTTTGTCCAAACTTTAAATATAAATCTATTTGTTTACCTTTTACACCTGCATCTTCTAATGTAGTATCTTGATTTACTCTTGTGGTAACATTGCTTTTATAAACATCTAAATAATTAATACCATTTAATTTTAATGCTAAAGCATCTTTCATTACAAAATCATCTGTTATTTTTTTTGTATCTTGAAACTGTGTGTTTCTTGATTCTAATAATGCTTTAGTTTTAAATATACCTGCAGTAGCATAAAATTTTTTTTCTAATGCCTTTTTAGTAAAATTATCTAATTCTCCTACAGTAGTATTTTCAGCGTAGCTCCATAATTTATTTACACCTTCATCAAAAGAATTAGACGCATCTGTAGGATTACCATTGGCTCCTGTTTCACTTTGTAATGTATATAAACCTTTAGTACCATTAGGTTGATTTACATATAAGTCAGCAAGTATTAATGTTGCTTTATTATCTGCTTCTAATTTTTTTTCTTTTACATATTCTTTAGTTAAAGTTTTTTGTAAATCTTGAGTTGCAGTAAATATATTATTTGCTGGAGATATTTGTAAATCAGATGTAACAGCTCCTGTTTGAGTTGTCATTTCTTCAGTAGATGTAAATGTAGGTATCTTCGGCATAATATTAAGTCATTGTTAGTAGACTAGAACCAACAGAACTAGCAATTTGTAATTGCTGCATCCTTGCGTTCATTCTAGCCATTTGTCCATTTATTCTAGCAAAGTTAGCTTCTTCTAATTTTTGAGATTGAGCTATCTCACTATTGTATTTCATCATTTGAACTTCTAATTCTTTTTCATATAAGTTTGAAAGTTTTATATTTGCTGCTGTACCGCTATCAGTTTCAACACCAGATTTAACAAGAGCAACTTGTGTGCTTCCTTCTAATTTTTCAAATGCTTTATAAAACCTTGATAGATCAAGTGCTAATTTATCATCTAATATCTTTGCTTCGTTTTCTTTAATGATAGCATTTCTATTTTGAACATCCTCATTAAATTTACCAATACGATCTGCTTGTTGTATACCAAGAACTGCTGTAGTTCCAACTATGTAAGGTGCTGCTGCTGCGAATGGAGCCATTAGAATATCCTCGCATATCTGTACTGATCTGTACCATCAAAACCAAATTTTCTCATCAAACCCTCGTTTTCTAAACCTAACCATTCTGCAAATCTTTGACCTTGTTTAAAATCTTTTCTTATTGAAGTTTGAACTCTTGTTATATTATTTTCTTTAGCGATTCTTGAAAAATCTTTTTTAATTGCTTTTGCAACACTTAATGGATAATTCCAAACATCTTGAGTTGCTATTACCCAACCTTCTGCTACTTGACCCCATATCATTTTCATACCTGCAGCAAAGATAGGTTTTTTGTTAATCAAACCAGTAAATGCTAAATCATCTTGCTCTAAATTTTTAGCATTACCTTCTATGTTAATATAATTTTTATCTGCTTCTAATACCTTATGGTTCATCTGACAGGATAATATAAACTGTCCATGTTCTGCAGTATAAGGCACAATATGTAGTATGTTATCCATCATTTGTTACTAGCCTTGGGTATACCGATAAAACAGTTAAAGGTAAAGGTTGAGTTTGCCTTATCACTATAAAACCATCTGTATCGTAGTTTCCTCTAAATTCAACTTCTTTATCACCTGTGAATGGTGCAATACCTTCGTTCATCGGATTAGCAGATGATCTGAATGGTATTCTTTCCATGTGATCTAAGTCTGGTCCTACCTCTACACCAACAGTTTCAAATAGTCTTAGAGTTATTTCATATATTCTTTTAGTTTTACCTTGTGATGTTCCATTCTGTGAACCAGCATCTATTCTCATTGTTTGAAGTAAAGAAGTATAAGCTAAACCTACTTTAACTTTCTTAGCTGCTCTATCTAAATTAATCGCACCCGAACTAACAGTTTTTGTAGGGTGCGTTGCACCATCTGCCAATATCGAAACTGTTTGTCCTTCAAGGTGTGAAAGACCTGATAATGTTTCAACTACTTGATCTACTGTATCACCTGATGTATGTGCTGCTGCAGTAGTTAAGTTTTCACCTCTTGTACATCCTGTAAGATCATTTGATGATTTACCTGTATACTTAATAATTTCTTTGTTTATTTTTATTTTACCAGCACTGTTAAAAGAACTAGCATCAGTTAAAGTAATTGTAGTTGCTGAGTTTGAAATATCTCCATTCAATGTTGTTGAAACACCATCGTAGTTTAATTGACTATCTAAATAATTAAATGAAGTATTATCTGTTTCTGTAAAATCAAAAGTATTTAAAACTTCTACATATCTTTTTGTTGCACCATTAATCGTTCTTTTAATAATTACATAAACTTCATACTCGTCTAAGTCTGTAGGAATAACTGCAACACTTTCACAAACTGCATTACCAGTTCCAAAAGAACCACCGAAGATATGTCTATGCCAAGCAACTACTTGTTGATCTCTTTGATATGTAACTGCCACTAATTCGCCATCTTCTCTTACAGCATAGATAATAGATAAAGGTTCTTCTTGGTATGCCATTTGTGTAATACCACCTTGTGTAATGTGTTCGGCAAGGATTGTAAGATCAGGTGCTACATAACCATCAACATCAAAGTTGTAAGCTAGTTCTCTTATTTTTCTTTTAGCTCTTTGTAAAAATAATGTTGCGTTAGCTACTGGTACAGCATCTACATTTGCTCCACCATAGTTTGATTGTTTCTTAATAATAATATTTGTTGGTGTGATCGCATCGTTATCTCCACCTCCATAAACTGCAAACTCACCTCCTGCAGTTCCAATAATTAAAGTTCTAGTTGGTGAAAGAAATCTTATGGCATTAACTTGGTTCGATGCAATCGTATAAACAATAGCATCATCATCCGCCACAGTTCCGCCAATATTCGCATCCATGTTTTCATAATCACCTGACTTTGAAAAATAAATTGTTTGCGGATTATTCAGTGTCGCTGCGAAAACTAATCTTTGTTCAAAGAAGGTTACGCAAGATGGATGACCTGTGGTATCTGAAAATGCACCTAACGACCAATCAGTAGAAGCACTAGCTGATCCTGTGTCTACTAATATTTCTACAGTTACAACTGTGGCACTTGTAAATCCTGTTACTTTTGCATGTCCATCTCTAAATCTAATTAATCTTCCAACATCTGTTGAAACAAATGTACTAGCACTAGCAGTAAAAGTTCTACCAGTTCCTACTGTACTTGCTGAAGCTGTAATTGTTGTAGTTGATGTATTAGTATCTAAGTATGGACCATTAGTAAAATCAACTGTAGTTAATGTCCAAGCTGTATGACCTGTTCTTGATAACTTTCTTGTTGCATGACTAGGATGTGTTATGTACATCACATCGGCAGATTGTGCGAACTTAATATCAAATAGTTCTGCGGTTAAGTATGGTGTAGATATTTCAAAAGCTGAACCACCTGATAACACTTGACCTTTATCTTTGTATACTCTCATATACTGATTACCAAACTCAAGAATGTAAGTTTGTGTTGTTGAAAATTCAAAAGGGATTAATCTTGTTTTTGCAGAAGATGTTTTTACTTCTGCTATGAATTGAGTACCCGGTCTACGAGCTGCAGCACCATGAGGATAGATAACTATATTCTCAAGTGTCTTACATCCTGCAGGATATTTAGATAAATCATTTCTACCATCTAGTCTTGGCGATAGCTCACCAGCTGTGAAGTTTGTAAGTTGTGCAGCTACTCTAGCCATGTATTAGAACCTTGCGTTTATAAATGTACCAGCATCTATAACATCTGTCATTCCATCTTCTTGAGTAGTATTGTATCCTTCTGTTGAATCTACAAATCTAGCATCTCTTAGTTTCTCTTGGTAGATAGCTAGCATGTTTTGTTGTGTGGTATTGTTAGATGTAATAGCGTATGCTATATCTGCGGCTAATGCTGCTGATAATGTTTCTCTTAAATTTTCATCATATTGATTTGGGTCTGTAACTCTTGAGATATATAATATCTTCATAGAAGAGTTGTTAGATAATATTGATCTACCTTCTACTTTATGATCTGAGTCATAATCTAATATTCTAAGTAATCTTAAACAATCACCGGGTAGATCATATTTAAAACTATAACCCCATGCAGGAGTATCTGTTGATGATGATAGTTCTAATCTTTTTTGTAAGCAGTTCCAAGGGTGTGATCTAAATACACTATCTCTTATCTGAGTGTATCTAGCATTACATAGTCTGCCATTTTTTGAATCTTCTGTTAAGGAAACAATAGTTGTAGCACCTAATTGATTTAATGCTCCATTACAAATATCTACTACTGATGCCATACTACTTCCTTATAATATACTTTCTTCTAATCTGTCTATCTTTTTCTAACGCAAAGGTTTCTGCCTCAGTTCTTTCTAGCTTTGCATCAAAACCATAATGTACTTTACTTGTATTCTTGAATCTGTCTACCAGTACATAACGATAAACATAATCACCCTTTCTAAAATGTAATACTGTTTTTAAATCTTTTATTTGTTTCATTGCATCCTAGGGGAGTTCCACTCTCGCTTTCCTCCCCTAAAATTCTAGTTATTAGTCAATTACATATAACATTTGCAACTGAATAGTACCAGTACCATTAGCACCTGCTAATGTAACTGTAACTGGAACACCATCTTTGTCAGCATCTGTTACTGTGTTTTTTCCTAATGCAATCGTGTCTAACACTGCAACACTTTGAGCAGAAGTAGACGCAGCCGCAGCTTTATATTCGTCTACATCAGCACTTTCAGATGTACCATCTGCTTTAGTGTGTGCTGCGTAACCTACAGAAATAGTAGTCGATGAACCTAACGCATCATACGCTACTGAGCCTGATAAAAGTCTCGCACCATTTGGTATGCTAAACATGTGTATAGTTGATTGTTCTGCACTCGCTTCGTACTCAGCAAAAGCTACTCTTACTCTTCCAGCAAGTTCGTTTGCTTTTACTTTTTGTGAAGGTGTAGAATCAATCTTAGCTTGTTGTATTGAATCAGCCATAATTATATCCTCCTTCTATTACGCTTCGTGTGCTTGTATTTCAACTACCTTTTCTTCTTCCATTCTTGTAGCACCAATGCTCATGCAGTAGTACACTTGAGTAGCATAAGATTTGTCAGCTCTTTCGTCAATTCGAGCTTGTACATCTTTACCAACTGCTAATGTAATACCATCTTGTGCAAATGCGATACATGATCTTTTAGAAGATGCAATAGATAGTCTGTTTGATACTATAAAGTTAAAACCTAAGAACGAGTTGATTTCACCATTTGCTAATGCTTTAACAGTGTTGAAATCTGAACTTGTTACTTCAGTTGTACCTAATAGATCAGTGATTTGTCTTGGGGATACCACGATAAATCTAGCGATTGATGGGTCTACACTTGCTAAGTCGAACTTTTCTTTTGCAGTTCTTAACTTCGCAATAGTTAAACCATCAGTACCACTTTCTGTAATCTTCTGTGCAGAAGGTAATACAGTTGAAGTTGATCCTGTTTCGCCAGTAAATGCAGTTCCTGTAGCGGCACTGATTACCACGTCATCCATAGCTCTACCCATTGCCATAGCAGCAGCTTGAGCATAAGATGAAGTCGGGTCTATTAAGAGTCTCACTTTATCTTGTTGATCTATTAAATCCGCAAATTCGTAATCCGCAAGAGATACTCTTCTTCTAGCATGCGGAGTGTCGATCTGTGGAGTGTCAGAATGTCTGCTAGTTTTTAAAACAGCAGTTACTTTCCCTACTTGGTCAAAGAAAGCATTTTTTCCAACAACAGATTCAAGACGAACTTTGTCTCTTAATAACGATCCCATTTGTTGAGATAGCATTTGAATGTTAGCAGAATACTGCTGTACAAATGCTGTAGTTACTTGTGATGACATATTAGTCTCCCATTGTTATCATTTATGTTAAACAATCAGAGAAGTTATCCGCCTACGCAGGCATCTCTTGGATTTTAAGTCTTTTAGACTAGAAGTCTATTCCTTCTTGCCAGTAAGGTTCTTACGAATTGTCTTACCTTTAATCCATTTATAATAAATTTCGCAGATTGGCAAGGGGTCTTGTTTCTGAAACTCTGTGCCTGTTTCTTTTACAATCCTTAAAATCTCAAGTCTAATCTCTTCATTATTAAGATGTTCATTTGCTTCCACTTAACATCTCCCTCAAAGTATAAACTTGTTGAACAACTTTATCATGATTAGGGTGAGAAGAGTTCCAATATGGACCATTCTTATCATTCATAATCTGCTCTATTTCAGTTTGAATATCCTCACTTCTATCCATATTTTCAGATTCAGTAGATAATATTTTATCTTCTGACATCATGTTTGCAATCTTTGCAAAGCCTTTAATGACATCAACATTATCTCCAAGTCTACTTCCATCTGCTAGTTGCATCTCAAAAACTTCTGGTGATAGATTGGCAGCAGCCAAAGATTTAGCTTTAGAAATATTTGCATCATAATCTCTACCCCATT